TATACCACAGGAATGGATAGAACATGGCACTAATAAAAGCAACAGAAAACGTGTGGATAAACCCAGACAACATCGCACACGTAGAGCAAAAGGGAAATGATCCTATTACATACAGCATTGTCTATAATGCAGGATCTACGTTTACCTTTGTTATTAATAGACAGGATGCAACTAAAGAGTTCTTAGAACTTATTGATCCACCTACAACAAAAAGGAACACAGGTGTCAAGACGAAAGACAACTGATTTTATAGTCATTCATTCCACAGGTACTCCACCTGCAATGGAGCACGTGGATATTAAACTTGTGGATGACTGGCACAGGAAACGTGGTTGGTTAAAGATCGGATACCATTATCTTATCAAGAAAGATGGTACCATTGAGACAGGACGTAACCCACATGAGGTGGGTGCACATTGTAAAGGATACAATGGTAAGTCCGTCAGCGTTTGTTTGGTCGGAGGTGTAGACGAGAATGGTAACCCTGACCCATATTTCACTGCTTTCCAATGGGAAGCACTATTCAGTCTGACCAATGCCTTGACATTTATGTTCAAAAGTGCTAAAGTAGTAGGGCATGGTGAGTTGGTCGGATCTAACTGTCCAGGCTTTTCTGTAAAGAAATGGTGGGCACAAAACGGAGAGATACTATATGGAAAAACAGGGTACAGGAACGGGTAAGGTTATAAACCTAGAAGACAAGAGGTGGGAGAATGTGTTCTCTAATGACCTACAAAAAGCCTTTGAGCAGGTAATGGGTGTGTTGGATGAGAACCTCCCACCCAACGTAGGTAAAGCAGTTGGTCTTGCTATTGCTGAGTGCATGTATATAATAGGAGATCATCTGACTGAGAAATATGATGACGATGAGGTAGAAGGTGCTGAAGTTATATTTACACCTGATTGGCATGAAGGACACGAACCACAGGAAGGTGGTCGTACTCTAACAGAGGATGAATTAGCTAACCTAAGAGGTGGTCAATGAATCAATGGAGACAGAAAGTACATTTGTAAGACATGAACCTTGTCCCTCGTGTGGGTCAAGAGATAACTTAGGAAGGTTTTCTGATGGGCATGGATATTGCTTTGGGTGTCACTATCGTGAGTCTGGTGACTCTACTGGTGATACATTTTATCAACAACAAAATGAGGTAAAGTTTTTGGATCTAATTGATGGTGAGGTGACTCCTCTACCTGCACGTGGTCTATCTGAAGAAACATGTCAGAAATGGGACTATCGTGTAGGTGAGATGGGTGGTCAGAAGGTACAGATTGCAAACTATCGTGACAAGAATGGTACGAGAGTTGCACAGAAGATCCGTTTCAGGAATAAAGACTTCACAGTTCGTGGAGACATGAAGGAAGTGAGTCTTTATGGTGAACACCTATGGTCTGGTAAAGGCAAGAAAGCTATCATCACAGAAGGTGAGATAGATGCTTTGTCTGTTTCTCAGACACAGGGTAACCAGTGGCCTGTCTACTCTGTACCTACGGGTGCAGGTGGTGCAGTCAAAAGTATTCGTAAGTCTCTTGAGCTTCTATCTGGGTATGAAGAAGTTGTCTTCATGTTCGATAGTGATGAAGCAGGTCAGAAAGCTGCATTGGAGTGTGCACAATTGCTACCTCCAGGTAAGGCCAAGATTGCCAAGTTGCCATTGAAGGATGCAAATGAGATGCTTGTACAGGATCGTGTACAGGATCTCATCAACTGTATATGGCAAGCCACAGTCTTCAGACCTGATGGTATTATATGTGGGACTGAGCTATGGGACATAGTTAATGCAGAGGACTCTATGTCTTCTGTATCATACCCATACGAAGGTCTTAACCAGAAGACTCTTGGCATAAGAAAGGGTGAGATTGTAACAGTCACAGCAGGTTCAGGTATTGGTAAGTCACAGTTATGTCGTGAGTTTGCCAACCATATACTGAACCAAGGTGAGACTATTGGTTACATTGCTCTGGAAGAGAACAACAAACGTACTGCTCTTGGTTTCATGGGCATCTACCTGAACCAACCTTTGCACCTTGGTAACATCGAGGTTGACAAAGATGACTTCAAAGAAGCATTTGATGCTACTCTGAACACAGGTAGAGTCTATTTGTATGACCATTGGGGTTCTCTTGAGTCAGACAATCTACTGAACAAGATCCGATATATGGTAAGAGGTTGTGGTTGCGACTACATCTTTCTTGACCACATATCTATCGTGGTGTCAGGTATGGAAGGTGGTGATGAACGTAGAGCCATTGACAATATGATGACAAAACTACGGGGCTTGACAGAAGAGGTAAATTGTGGTATGATATTGGTATCACATCTGAAGAGACCACAAGGCAACAAAGGCCACGAGGATGGTGCACGTACATCTATGGCACAACTACGTGGATCTGCGGCTATAGGTCAACTATCTGACATCGTGATTGGTGCAGAGAGAGACCAACAGGGTGAACTACCAGACCGAACTACTGTTCGTATATTGAAGAACCGATGGACTGGTGAAACTGGAGAGGCATGTTTTCTTGACTACAACAAAGACACAGGTAGATTGCACGAGGTGGATCACCATGTTGACTTTGATGAAGATGAGGATACAATACCTTTCCCAATCGAAGAGATGAAAAAGGATTTCTAATGTCTTCATGCGTGTTTGACATAGAGACCAATGGTCTAAACGAAAAGCTAACCAAGGTACACTGCATTGTCATTTATGATATTGAGAAACAGGACTTGTATAAGTATGATCCCGATCATGTACCAGATGGTATTGCTAAGTTGTCTGAGTATGACAAACTCATTGGTCACAATATTATATCATTTGATATACCTGCTTTAGACAAGGTATTCAAGTGGTCACCTAGACCTGAAGTTCAGATCCAGGACACACTGATCATGTCAAGGCTTATGTATCCTGACATGAAGGAGCGTGACTTTGCTGAACGCAGGATCATGCCTAATCTGTATGGTAGACACTCACTGGAGTCATGGGGTGAGAGACTAGCATTCCAGAAAGGTAAGTTTGGTGAAGGTGAACAGATATTCAACAACTTCAGTGTTGACATGCTTAATTATTGTGCACGTGATGTTGAATTGAACTACAAGTTATACGATTTGCTATGCAAACGTAACTTCTCCAGTTCGTCCATTGAATTAGAACACGATATTTATCGTATATGTGAAAAACAGAAGGAAAATGGCTTTCCATTTGACTCCTTAAAAGCCGCTAGGTTTTATGCTATCTTATGCGAACATCGTGTTCTACTTCATAAGCAACTGAAGAAGAAGTTTGGAACGTGGACTGTACCTGATGGTCCTCCCTTTACTCCACGTGTGAATAACAAACGTCTAGGTTATGTAAAAGGTAAAGAAGTTCAGAAACTTAGGACTGTTGAGTTCAATCCTAATTCAAGACAACACATAGCCAAGAGACTGAAGGACATTCACGGTTGGAAACCAAAGGAATTTACACCATCTGGTGAAGCAAAGATTGATGAGTCGATCTTAGAATCTCTGTCCTACCCTGAAGCTAAGATGATGGCAGAGGCGTTCCGTACTAATAAAATGATTGGTCAACTATCAGAAGGACAGAATGGTTGGTTGCACATGGAAAAACAGGGCAAACTTCATGGCACAGTGCACACAATGGGCACAATCGCCTCACGTTGCTCTCACTCGCACCCTAACTTGGGCCAAGTACCGAATATCCATTCACCCTTTGGGAAAGAATGTAGACAACTCTTTTATGCTCCTGAAGGGTTTAAACTTGTTGGATGTGATGTCTCAGGTCTTGAAGCTAGGGTTGTTGCTCATTATCTTGCTAGGTATGACAACGGTTTATTTGGTGATACTGTTCTTAAAGGGGATATACATACTTCTAATCAGAAAGCCTTGGGACTTCCTAGTCGAGAACTTGCGAAAACATTTTTATATGCTATACTTTATGGTGCAGGTGTGCAACGACTCGGTGAGATTGTGGGCAAGGGACCAGCGGAAGGCTCTAAACTCAGGGATAGATTCTTTAGAAAGTTACCTGCGTTCAAGAGACTCAAAGAGGACTTGAATGCACGTGTTGAGGAACTAGGGTATATCAAAGGTCTTGACGGACGTTGGATACCAGTTCGTTCAGCACATTCAGCAATCAATACGCTATGTCAATCAGCAGGTGCTATCATCTGCAAGCGTTGGGTTGTTGAGTTCCACAGACTGTTGAAAGAAGCAGGTCTTCAAGAGGGGACTGACTATCAACAAGTTGCATTTGTACATGATGAAATACAAGTTCTAGCCAAAGAGGGATATGAACGACAAATCGGAGAAAAAGCGGTTCAAGCAATTGGAATTGCCAGGGATGTCTATGATCTGCGAATCCAACTTGACGCAGAATATAAAATTGGGAACAACTGGGCTGAAACTCACTAATGACTTTGGGTTTGAGACTGCGTTGAATGCAAAAGGTTTTAGTAGTGAAAGCGAAACCAAAGATTGAGCAGTTGCTTATTGATGGTGATATTCTGATATACAAGAATACGTCAGCGGCTGAGAATGAGATACATTGGGGTGATGACTTCTGGACACTCCATGCTGACTTTAAAGAAGTCAAAGCTATGATAGACTCTGAGCTTGGTAATCTACAGAGAGACTCAGGTGTACATGAGCTATCTATCTGCTTCTCAAGTCCGAATAATTTTAGGAAAAAAATTTTTAAGGAATACAAACAACACCGTTCAGGAATTAGGAAACCGTTATGCTTTAACAATGCCAAAGATTACGTTAGAGAGAAGTATGATGCCTTTGAGTCTGATTGGCTAGAGGCTGATGATCTATTGGGTGTGAAGAACACTATGTTTCCAGATCATTGTTGTATTGTCTCTGTTGATAAGGATCTTCTTACAGTTCCAGGCTACCATTGGGACTTTGAGAAGAAAGAGATGTTCTATGTTGATGAGGGTCTAGCAGACTACAACTTCTATATGCAGACGTTGACAGGTGATGCTACTGATGGATACAAAGGGTGCCCAGGTGTTGGACCAGTCAAAGCCAAACGTATACTGGACAAAGCAATAGAAGAAGACATAGATATGTGGGATGCTGTTGTTGATACGTTCATTGACAACAAGTTAAGTAGAGAAGAAGCTGTACTGCAAGCACGTATGGCATACATTTTACGTAAGGAACAGTACGATGGTCTTGACATTTACCCAAAACTATGGTATCCTTATGATGAAGTCAATTAAACAGAGAGAACAATGGGCAGGATATAGCATGGCAGACTACAATCAAGATGAGACTAGAAGGTTTGAGAAAAGACAACTAGGTCAGTATGACCCACAGATGAGGTACGTGGAGACCTTGGGTCAAGAGGACTTTCCTGATAATGTGAGACCTAAGAATACTGATGAACTTGTCAAAGACCTGAAGGACTTTGCTAATCGTCAGTACGATGACATAACAAAGCCTGAACATTATTGTGCAGGGTACAACATAGAGCCACTGGACTACATCCAGAAGAATGGGCTTGACTTTTTAGAGGGAAACATTATAAAATATGTATCTCGCTATGACATGAAGGGAGGAGTTAAGGATCTGGAGAAAGCTAGGTTCTATTTAGATCGTCTGATAGAACGTGAAAAAGAAAAGCGTGACTCCTGAGTTCCGTGATTATATATTAACCAAATTCAATGAGTATGTATACGTGACACTACCAACGCAATACCAACAGTTTATACATCTGTCTCGCTACTCTCGGTGGGACTATGAGCAGAACAGAAGAGAGACATGGGAAGAAACAGTAAACAGATACTTCAACTTCTTTAGTAAGAAACTAGATATTGACTTTACATCTACACAGACACTGCGTGATCTTGTGGATGCAGTCAAGAACCTGGATGTCATGCCAAGCATGAGGTGTC